TTTGACCTTATTTTTTTAACATCTAATACCGATAAATTATATTTTGAATATTTTGATACTGATTATTTAAAAAAAAATACTATTTGTATAACACATCAGATAAATTACTTATATAAAGTACAAGAACCTGATACTGGAAAAACAATACATGTAAGACCATTTAAATTAAATTCGGATAATGAATGGTTCTTACCTTGTTTTAACTTAGAAAACAAAAGTGTCAAAATAGTACAAGATAATTTTATAAATATTGCAATTATAGGCGCTTGTGTAGAACACGATGTTAACAACAAGTTAGTTTACTATAACTATAATACAACATTTATAAATCGATTAAAAACGGATAAAAAAATTAGATTACATTTTATCGCAAGAAATATTACAAGTTTACAACTTTACGGATTAAAATCACACAATGAGCTTCATACCCATGAAAATGTTCCAACAAAATATATGTTTGAATTATTAAATAAATGCTCTTTTATAATGACTGATGTAAATTGTTACAATAATTCGAGTCACCAAATTAATAGGTTGTGTGATATAAATAAACATAATAATGGTAAAAATGTAGGACCTTTGGCCCCCGAAGATTACTATTATAAATATGAAAAGGTAAAAATGTCTGGAGCAATTCCACTAGCTTTTTCTTTAGGTATACCACTTATTATAAGTAAACAAACAAATGAATATTACAAATTTAAAAATGTAATTGAATTTGACAAAACAACTGATGACGACATTATTTTAACGGATATTTCTTCCGAATTAATAGAAAATGAGAGAAATGAATTAATATCTAAATTTGATAATTTTGCAAATAAGTCTTTAACAGAAATTGTTGATAATCAAGCTTATAAAATGACACATAACAAAAATTATAAAATATTTTATATAAATCTTGATGAAAGAACAGACAGAAAAGATAGTTTCGAAAAACATATGAAAAAATATGATTTAGAATTTGAAAGATTTTCAGCTATCAAAGATAAATTTGGGGCTTTTGGGTGTGCTAAATCACATTTAAGTGTTCTAAAAAATGCTAAAAATAACAATTTAGAAAATGTTATTATTATGGAAGATGATATAGCCTTTGATATATCACCCAAAATGCTTGATGAAAAACTAAAATTGATATTTGATAATAATCTCGACTTTGATGTATTTCATTTGTCCTATCGTTATAGAATATCAGATGATGTTCCTGGTATTGATTATTTAAAAAAACTTTCCTACTGTCATTATTGTTCATGTTATATTATAAATAAAAAATGTTATGATGAAATTATTGACTGTTGGGAGAAAAATTTGATACTACTTTCACCAGAAAATTCAGACTTAGGTTTAGAATGGTATCAGAAAACGGCGCGATTTTCATGTGATATATCTTATATTCCTTTGTTACGAAATAAAAACTGGTATTGTTTTGATAAACCCGTATGCGTTCAACTGAATGGTCAAAGTGATATTGTAAATCATTATATAAATCATTATATTTACGATTCTATAGAACACAATTGGAGTGATAGAGATCCAAGTCTTTTATATTTAAATAGTTTACAATAAATTAAATAGGTTCTGTAATTACTACGCAGCCTTGATTTCCTGATTCTGTAGGGTGTACTGGATATCCAGACATTTTAAATCCCCACTGTAAATGAGTTATATCTGGAAATTGAGAAACATCCATTTGAATATCAAAATTACCTAAAGTATTTACCTTTGAATTTACTTCATGAATTAAATTTAACTTTCCGGGATAACCAGGGACTTTATAGTAAGCAGCTATAAATGCTATTATTGTATAAGGAATACCATAGTTTGTTTTCAAAGCATTACTTTCAATATTACCAGCAAAAGAAAAATTATTATTAAAGTCTGTTCGCGTTTCTTGATATAAAGTAGTTATAACTTGTTTCTGTGGAACATAGTTTCCAATTTCATCTTTAATAAACCAAAAATCATTTGAATCATCGACAATAAGTGGACTAAATACAATACTACTACCTGATAAGTCAGCAGTTAAAGAACTTTTATTTTCACCAACTGATTTTAAGTCCCAGTTTTGACTCTCTATAATATTGGTATTATTTGTCTCAAAAACACTGACATAACCCCAATAATTTTTTGAAAATGTTGTAAGAAACATATTTAATGGCAAGTTCTGCATTTTAAATTAATAAAATATTTTATTTTTAATACAAAATATTTTACATATATAATTTTTATATTAATACTGACTATTACTCGGCTATAAATCCACCTCCACCATCTCGCGGAGGAACGTAAGCCTCGAATGTTATACTTGTTGTTGCGCTACTAGCGCCATAGTTTGGATCACTAATAGTCGCAGTTATTGTTACTACAAACCCTGAAGTAGCATAATTTGTGCTTTCAACACCAAAACCTTCTTGTATATAAGCATCTCTTGCGCCCGGACCCGATACACTAGCAGACCAAGTATAACGGGCATTTGCGCGCTGTAAATAATCATCAAATACCTTAGTATTTGTATCTCCTGCAGCAACATATCCGCCAAAATATAAACTAATATCACCGAATGCTTGACTTATAACCAAATAACCAGTTATAGATCCTGAATAGTTTCCTCCAAGTGTTATTGTGGTTGGATATGTTCCAGCATTTACTCCAGAAACGTGTGCTGAACCTGACACTATGGATAAACCGGATAGTCCGCTTATAACTGTTGCTGATTTTGTACTACCATCATACCCTTGATAAATGGTTGTTCCAGACGCAGGAGATGATGATGCTGGTGCTGGATGAATTGTCCAATTGAAACTATTAATAGTAGGGGAAATAACATAGTTAGAAGTCGTACTTGTTATTGTTGCCGTGTATGTTCCGGCATTTATAGCACTTGTTCCTGAAATTATATAGCTATAGTTATTACTTGCGCTACCACTGACTGTATAACCAACAGATTGTGTTGTTCCATTATAAGTTTTTGATTCACCGGACCCTTGTAAAGTTATTGTAGCAGGGCTAATTGTTAATGTTCCTATTACAGAACCGGTGTAATTTCCTGTTCCGGTAATTGTTGTTGTATAAGAACCAGCATTTGTGCCAGATACACTCGTAGAACCTGAATGTGTCCCATTTATTCCGCTAAGAACTGTAACTAATTGACTTTCTCCATTAAAAGTTGCGCTACCTGTTCTGGTTGACGCTGTTAACGTTGCCGCATTTATAGTTAATGTTCCTGTTACTGTTCCTCCATAATTTCCTGTTCCTGTAATTGTTGTTGTATAGGAACCAGCATTTGTTCCAGATACACTAGTAGAACCGCTAAATGAACCGTTTATTCCACTAAGAACTGTAACTGATTGTGAAGAACCTGTAAAAGTTGCGCTACCTGTTCTGGTTGATGCTGTTAATGTTGCTGGGCTTATAACAAAACTACCAGTAACTGTTCCTAATACATAATCAGAACCAGGCGTAATAGAAGTAATATTTGTTGAATATACATAAGTTCCAGCATTGATAAAAGTACTAGGTGTTCCTACTGGTGCTGGAGTAGCCGGTGTACCAGTAAGTGTATATGCTTGGGCGGAACCAGTGTATGTTACAGCGCCACTAATTACGACACCTTGTGTTGTCACGGCTGACCATGTTATAACAGCTTCAGGACTTGATACTGTAACTCCTGTAACAGAATCAGTAATATCACAATATATTGTCGTTGATCCTTCATTTGTGTCTAAACCTGTAACTGTTGTTTCCGCAGAAGTATTTGCATTTATTCTATTACTTTTTCCTACTGAACTTTTCCAATTATAAGTTAAAGTTCCTTTATTGTTAGTTGTAGATGAAACATCAACTGAAGAAGTAGATTTGTTTGCTTTTGCTGTGAGTGACTTTGTACTTATTCCTGGCTGTAGTGATGACATTATAATTCCAAAAAATCCTGACATTTATTTTATATTATTTAAAGTTAAAATAAATCTAAAATATCAAATTATTATTTTAAGAAAAATTGGAACCAGACATATAATAATTTGTTCCATCATAAACAAATGTTAATACTAGATATTTTGTTGCTGTTGTACCGCCATAAGTATTTTGAATTTGCGCAAAATTAAACTTCGCCCCGGTAGCTACTCCTGTTCCATTAAAATTCAAAGTTGTACCAGCATTACCAGCCATCGTTATCTCTAGAACAATTGTATATTGACCACCAGTTAAACCACCACTTAATGTATATGTATTTACACTTATGATAATAGTTCCATTACTGTTACTAAGAGTAACAGGAAAGCGAGTGACACATGAATATGAACTATTAAAATTTGCTGTTAATCTTGCCGTTCCAGACGATGGGAAGTTTGTTGTACCGGTTGATATGTTTAACAGAGTGACAGTTGCCGTCCCATTTTGAGTAACCCAAGTTGGCGCAGATGGACCGTTAGCTTGTAAGAATTGTCCTCCGTTTCCGACTGCTACAAAATTAGTAGTACCAGATCCTGTTTGATAATGGATTTGACCAGCAGCACCACCTGCGATATTTGTAGCTGTTGTAGTACTAGTTGCAGTACTGGCGTTTCCGGTCAAAGCACCAATAAAAGTAGTCGCGGTAACAGAAGCAGGAGTGATTGTTGTAGTACCAGTACCACTAGTAAACACGGTTATTTGACTACTATTAACTGTTGTTTGGGACGACGGAGAATTTCTAATGATAAGAGCAGTCGTAGAAAGAGAAGAACCAATAGTGCTACTAACACCAGTAGCAAAATTTGTACTTTTTACTGTTTCAGTAGAAGGATTATAAAAAAGACCAGTACCAGAAGTAGTATCCGCCTTTAATTCTTGACTATTTCCAACAGCACTAGCAAAAGTAATAGGAAAATCCGTATTTGTTGCACCGTCCAAAACAATTTTGACTCCGTTCGCCGTTGTCGCTGTCCCACTCAAAGCACCCACGAAAGTTGTTGCTGTTAGAGTAGCGGTTGAAGGATTGTAAGACAGCGGACCAGTTGTATCGTCAATAAATAGCGGTTTGTTTCCAGTTCCAGTCGTTTTGGCGAATGGAATATAATAAGTTCCACTCGTATTATCAGTTGTAATTCCAACGTTCGTGGCATTAGTGGCATTGGTGGCATTGGTAGCATTGGAGACAGTTCCACTTAAATTGCCAATAAAAGTTGTTGAAGTTACAGAAGTGGGAGTGATTATTGTATCAGAATTACCATCAGTTAAATATAATCCAAGAGGTGAAGTAACGGCTAAATAATTAGTTGCTGCGGGTGTGACATATTGACCATCTTTTATCCAAGGATATGACATATTATTATATATTACATTTATATTTATATAGATGATCGAACTTAAATAGAAAATCACTTAAAAATAAGTAATATAAAAGTAAATAATAATAATATCAACAAATATGCTAATAATGTAATAAGAATAAATTTATTATATTATTAAAACCATTTAAAAATAAATTGAGATATAAAATAACCGAAATAATGATTCCATATAACAAAGATAACGAAACAGAAACGATGAGTTCTACTAATAATGAAAATATGTTTGATATCGAGAACGAGCAGTACATTGAGACTCCTTGGAATATTATTGAATCTTATTTCAGGGGTCATCATTTAGAAAGATTTGTAAGACATCAATTGGAATCATATAATAATTTTGTCGGTTACCAAATTATTAAAACTATTGAAATGTTCAATCCCGTTCATATTGCGTCAGAACAAGATTTTGATCCTGTATCTAAAAAACACTCGCTAGAAATTTTCATCACATTCGAAAACTTTCATATCTACAGACCGCAAATCCATGAGAATAATGGAGCTATCAAGTTGATGTTTCCACAAGAAGCACGTTTGAGAAACTTTACTTATGCTTCGTCAACAACTATTGACATTAACATTAAGTACATTGTTCGCAGCGGTCCTAATCTAGAAAATACTCAAACCTTCTATAAAACTCTTCCAAAGGTTCATATTGGCAAGTTACCTATTATGTTGAAATCAAATATTTGTGTTCTAAACCAATACAAGCATTTTGAGAACACTCAAACTGGTGAATGTAAGTTTGATGCTGGTGGATACTTTATTATTAATGGTTCTGAAAAGACTGTATTAGGTCAAGAACGTGCTGCTGAAAATCGCGTTTATTGCTTTAATATTTCTAAGAATGAAACTAAATATACTTGGAAAGCTGAAATCAAATCAGTGCCAGATTTCAAGTGTATTTCACCAAAACAAATTAACATGATGGTTAGTTCTAAGAATAATGGATTCGGATATGCTATTTGTATTGAACTACCTCGTGTTAAACAACCGATCCCATTATTCGTTGTTTTCAGAGCACTTGGTATCAATACTGATAAAGAAATTTGTGAGAAAATATTATTAGATATTGATGCTGATAAAAATAAGAGAATGTTAGAAGCACTACAAGCTTCTATTATTGATGCCAATAAGATGATCACTCAAGAAGAATGTATTAAGTATATTACTAGTTTTGTAATGTACACTCCAATCAATATGGATAAGGAAACTGGTGCAAAGAAAAAGCACGATTTCACATTAGAAATTTTAAATAATGATTTGTTTCCTCATTGCCACAATATAGAGCAAAAGATATATTTCCTTGGATATATGGCAAATAAGTTATTGCTTACTTCATTTGAAATTATTAAACAAGATGATAGAGATTCTTATTTAAATAAGCGAATTGACTTAACCGGAACACTTCTCAATAATCTTTATAGAAATTATTTCAATAAGCTTGTAAAAGATATGGAAAAGCAAATCATCAGGGAAATTAATAATGGCTCATGGAAATCAACTGATGACTATGAGAACATCATTAATCTAACAAATATTTATAAAATTATTAAATCAACCACTATTGAAAACGGATTGAAGCGCGCTCTTTCAACTGGAGATTTTGGTATTAAACACACTAATTCAAATAAAGTCGGCGTTGCTCAAGTGCTTAACAGATTAAATTATGTTTCGAGTTTAAGTCATGCTAGAAGAGTTTCTACTCCAACCGATAAAAGTGGTAAACTGATTCCTCCTCGTAAGTTACACAATACATGTTGGGGTTTCTTATGTCCTGCAGAATGTTTTGATCCTGAAACTCCGATTTTGATGTGGGATGGTTCTGTTAAACGCGCTGGCGACATTGTAATCGATGATGTGCTGGTCGATGACCTTGGTAATCCCACAAAGGTTCGCACTACTTGTTCGGGATTAAAAAATATGTATGATATTATTCCGGAAAAATCTAATTTTATACAACACCGTGTAACTGATAATCATATTCTGACTCTTAAAATACGCGGTCACAAAGCGATTTCACAATCTAATAGAAAAGATAGGAATTATACTCATAGTGTAGAATTTCTGAATCGAGAAGAAATGAAATTTCAAGAAAAATATTTTAAATCTTTAACGGAAGCCGAAGATTTTGTAAATAGTTTTGACGATGATGACACTGTAGATATAACTATTGAAAAATATCTTAAACTGAATAAAAGAACAAAGGATTGCCTAGTTGTGTTCAAAACAGAAAGCATTCATTGGACAAAAAAACCCGTGGAAATGGATCCATATTTACTAGGCATGTGGCTAGGTGATGGTCTTAGTGACGGTGCTGGTTTTGCGTTGAATTACAAAACTGATTTTGAGACATTAGCTTATTGGGAAAAATGGGCTGAAGAAAATGGCGCAATAATTTCAAAGGGAGAAAGATACAGTTTCTCAGTTGTTTCTAAGAAAAATAAAGAAGCTGGTGTTGCCGGATTGTGTAATAGAGTAGAGGAAGCACCACTTAAAAAATATCTTCGCAAATATAATCTTTTAAATAATAAACACATTCCAAATGAATATCTTACAAATGACAGAGACACACGATTAAAAGTGTTGGCCGGATTAATAGATACAGATGGTTCAGTCCGTGCTAAAGGTCATGAAATACGAATTTGCCAAGGTCCTGCTAATTACAGAATAATTGACGATGCACATACATTGGCAATGTCTCTTGGATTTTCGTGCGGAGTAAAAGAAGGAAAAAGTCAATGGACTGATGAAAAAAGCGGAGATAAAAAGTTTAGCACTTATAAAGAACTAACTATTACTGGTTATAAAATTTATGAAATTCCCACACTTCTCCCTCGCAAAAAATTGGTCCCTATAGAAGATACAACTCTTTTGGTAAGAAGTAAATCATTTATGTGCAGCAAGTTTAGTTTAGTAGAAGTAGGGGAGGGGTCTTATGTAGGATGGCAACTTCATGATAAGCGCGGAAGATTCTGCTTGAATGATGGACTCGTAGTTCACAATACACCTGAAGGGGCCAGCGTTGGCATTGTTAAGAATTTGGCCTACATGACTCACATTACTATTTATTCAAATTCATTGCCACTCTATGAATATGTAATGCCAAATATTACGCATATTGATAATGCTGAACTAACTTCAAAGAATATGTATGAAAAAGTAAAGATATTTATCAATGGTGCTTGGGTTGGTATTACTGATAATCCTCAAGAGCTTTATGTAGCGTTGAAGGAGAAAAAGTATAAAGGTATTATTAATATTTACACTTCAATCATATTTGATTATAAAATGCGCGAAATTAGAGTTTGTAATGATAGCGGAAGATTGACCAGACCTTTATTGCGTGTAAAAGATAAAAATCTTTTGATTAAAAATAGTTTAATTACACAATTGAATAAAGAAGAACTTGTTTGGGATAATTTATTAACCAGTTCAAAGATCGAAGATTCTGTTATTGAATATATTGACCCTGACGAGCAAAGTTGGTCTTTAATTGCTACTAAACCTAAAGATATTGTAGCAAAGTCTGATAATATTCATAAGTACACTCATTGCGAAATTCATCCTTCAACCATATTTGGTGTTCTTGCTTCATGTATTCCGTTTCCTGAGCATAATCAATCTCCTAGAAATACGTATCAGTGTGCTCAAGGTAAGCAAGCAATGGGCGTTTATACAACGAATTATGAAAACAGAATGGATAAAACTGCGTATGTTCTTAATTATCCTATGCGTCCTCTTGTCGATACTCGAATTATGAATATGATTCAATTAAATAAAATTCCTTCTGGAACCCAAGTAATTGTCGCAATTATGACACACACTGGTTACAACCAAGAAGATTCGTTGCTAATTAATCAAGGTTCTATTGATCGCGGTATGGCATTGGTAACTGTTTATCATACTGAAAAAGATGAAGACAAGCAAAAGATTAATGGCGATGAAGAAATTAGATGTAAGCCAGATTCTACAAAGACCAAGGGCATGAAGATGGGCAATTACAACAAGGTTAATTCAAAGGGTGTTATCCCAGAAAATACTTTGGTTGAAAATAGAGACGTCATTATTGCTAAGGTTACGCCAATTAAAGAAAATAGAAACGACCACACTAAGGTTATTAAATATGAAGATCAAAGTAAAATTTATAAAACTGTTGAGGAAACCTACATTGATAAGAATTATATTGATAGAAATGGCGAAGGTTATAACTTTGCGAAGGTAAGATTGCGAACCGTCAGAAAGCCTGTTATTGGTGATAAATTTAGCTCGAGACATGGTCAGAAAGGAACAGTCGGTAATATTATTCCAGAGTGCGACATGCCATTTACTGCTGATGGTATTAAACCTGATATCATTATTAATCCTCATGCTATTCCATCTCGTATGACTATTGGTCAATTAAAAGAAACTGTTCTTGGAAAGGTTCTTATTGAATTAGGATTATTCGGTGACGGAACTGCGTTTGGAGAATTTAATGTTAATGATATTTGTGATCAGCTCATTAAGCTTGGTTATGAAGCGCATGGTAACGAATTGATGTATAATGGTTTAACTGGTGAACAACATGAATGTAGTGTATTTATGGGTCCTGTGTTTTATCAACGTCTTAAGCACATGGTTAATGATAAGGCACATAGTCGCTCAATTGGTCCAATGGTTAATTTAACAAGACAACCTGCTGAAGGCCGTAGCAGAGATGGAGGTCTAAGATTTGGTGAAATGGAACGTGATTGTATGGTTTCACATGGTGCTTCTAGATTTACACGAGGAAGAATGTATGATGCGTCAGATAAATATTCAGTTCATATTTGTAAAAAGTGCGGTCTTATTGCTTCATATAATGATAAAATGCACATTCACCATTGTCGTACTTGTGACAATCGCACAGACTTCTCGTATGTGGAAATTCCATATGCTTGTAAGCTGTTGTTCCAAGAATTAAACACTATGAATATCGCACCTAGAATTATGACTGCTCATTAAAAATAATTATAAAATAATTATAAAATATATATATGTTATTTAAAAATATTTCGAATTTTTTAAATGTAGATGATTATTTACCTATTTTAAATGGCTGCTTGAATGCTGATTTAATTATTTTATTTTTAGCTTTTCATGGTGGATTCAAATCTATGTATTTAAAAAAATGGTATAAAAAATATCAATTAAGTGCGGTTTTAGCTGATGTACTAATACTTGTTATTGGTATTATTTTAGCAAGATTTTTTTATAATTTCTTTTTTGACACTTTTAATATCTGGAAATTTACTTTTCTAGCAGTTTGTATTCAAATTATTCATGATTTGTTATTTTATTTGTTATTTAAGAGTTTACCATTAGGATACAATTCCATGTTAGATTTCTTTAAGGAATATGCTAAGGAAGTTGGAGCTGGAGCCATAATTGGTGATAGTTTTATGATGATATTAGCTTGCTTATTAAGCTCTAATTTTGCTACATATAGTTTAAATACTAATATAATAGCATTGGTATTTTCACTCTACTTTGTTCCTTATATGATTAATTATGAGTAAAACTTTTAAAGCTTTAAAGCGAAGCTCCCAAGGGCACCTGCGTTACGACCCTTGGTTAAAATACACCTCGCAACATATTTACAATATAAGTTGTAAAAGCAAATAATAAACCACCCCATAGTGTATCAATAAATACAGTAAATATTGACCAATTCTTTAGTAAAGCATAATTAGTTGTTTCGTAAACACCGTAAATAACAATACCTAACAAAAATGCGTCATTTACACTTTTGCGCGGCTTAATAATAAAATAATTTATTCCCGCAATTAAAAATATATAGCAAAGAGCTACACCTAAAAAATTTACTTTAGGTTCGGAGCCTTGAACCAGTTTAATTTGATTTGAAAAATAATCCTTTATAACATTTAAATAAACAAAATCAGTTGTTATAAATATAATTGCGCTTACTAACATCAAAAAGTCAAACATTATATATTAATCTAATATTTTTTAATGTTTAGATAAAGTTATAATTTAATAAAGTTTTTTTTACTATAGTATTATATAAATGTCTATCGGATATAGTAGCCCAATTAATGGAAGCAATGTTGCTTTTTCTATTTACGCAAAAAGACCCCAAAATGCTGGAGGAGCAATTCAAGGTTGGATGCCACAGACTACACAAAATGTTGACAAAACTTACCCCAATTATGAACAGATTCGTTATACTTTGAAAAACGCATGGAATACCACATATCCTAGTCAATTAAGAAGGGCTTATCCTAGTCAACTACAATCCAAAAATTTAAGAAGACCTATTACAACTCCTTTCCGAGCTGTTAACAATGCTGGTGACCTTTTAAGTCGTGAGAATTTTTCTTGCGGAGGAAGTTGCCAGACACCACAGAGCAGACCTGGTTTAAATGGTTTAAGCCAACGTTTCGGCTCTGTTTCAGTAGCATGCACACCAAGTGTTACTTACAACAGTCTTCAACAGATTAAAAATGTTCCTGCTGCCGCATGTAATGTTAAATATGTTTATGATAGTTCTGATTATGTTACTTACTTAAAACAAAAAGCTGTTAACAAGAACTACAATGATTTTTCTAATGGTGGAGATGATTATAAAGCAAGTCAATCCGCTCAAAGAGCTATTAGAAGATATTAATCTACTTTTGGAAAAACGTTTAGCAAAAGTTGAACAAAACTAAAATCTAAATTATATGTGGTTTTGCTCTTTGCTTCGCTAAACGTTTTTTTAAAGTGGATATATATGAAGAAAAAACCTAATAGGCTAATTAATACTACAATACCAAACCAGCATATTAATAATATAAGCATTTCAAATCTTATTAATATTTTCAAATGTAGTAAGTGTAATAAATATAATAATATTATTCAACCTCCA